AAGCGCCGGTGTCATCGCTGTTAATTTCTTCGACCCGCCAGACATAGACGAAAGCATCTTTGTCATACCAACTGCAAGTCCTACTACAACACCAATCAAACCACCAAAAACAGCGATTGCCCCTGGGCCAGCGTTGGTTACTGCAATTGCCGACTGTGCAAGCAAGTAGAATCCTGCGCTGATCGCCAGCACTCCAACGCCCATCATCATAAAAGCCTTGGCAGATGCTACCATTTTCTTTGCACTGCCACCGCTTGATTTGCCAACCGCTTCCTGCCCTTTTGACACTTTAAATAAGCCAGGTGCAATTTTCCCAAGACCAGCCTTTGCCAGTCCTCCAACAGCTCCCGTAAATGCGCCAACAAACGGTGCTACAGCTTTAACAATTTTAAAGCCTTTGTACGCAATCAAAAGTTTCGGAAGTGTTACCACCAACTTTGCAATTACATCCGAATGTTTTTCCAAAAATCCCGAAACTGCTACAGTTCCATCTTTAACCTTTCCCAAAATGGTTGAGAAATTTTCAATACTTTCTGTGCTGCCAAAAGAACCTGAAAGTTTCTTGATATCTCCTATGATCGCCCCAGCCGCATCGCCCAGCGCTGTTCCTGCTTCCACTGCATCCGTTTTGAAAATATCCCAATATGGTTTTGCTTTCTCAACCATTGCTTCTATTTTATCGACAGCCTTTTCGATCCCTTTTCCGCTGGCAAGCTTCTCATCGCTTTTTCCAACCGCCTCAGTTGCGATGCCAACCAAACCTCTCATTTTTCCGCCAACCTGGTTGAATGCGGTAATTCCAAGTCCTTCCATAGCAGACTGCAGTTTCACGACATCGTGCTGCAGATTATCCATTTTTATTTCTGCCATTTCTTTGGCTGCACCATCGCTGTTATAAATGGCGTTTGTTAACTTGTCAAAATCCTCTGGTGCCGCGCTCACGATTGAAAGCAGGCCTGACATACCCTCTTTTCCAGCTAACGTAGCAGCATATTTGGCCTTTAACGCTCCCTCTGCTCCATAAGCCTTTTCCGTTAAATCTGCTAATGCTTCATTATACTTCTTTTCTGTCAGCTCTCCATTGGCATACTTTTCGTCAAGTTTTGCAAGATTCTCTTGGAACTGATCCATTGGCATTTTGCATTGTCCAAATGCACCGCGCAGATCGGTTACAATGTCCATCAGAGACTTCATCGAGCCATCACCATTCTGCAACGATATGCCCAAATAATCCATTGCGTCACTGATATCATCTGTTGGCTTTGCAAGATTCGTCAGAATAGTTCGAAGGCTACTTCCGGCCATGCTGCTTTTCAATCCTGATGAAGCCATGAGACCGAGAGCGATGGCTGTATCTTCTACACTATAGCCTAACGATCCAGCTACCGGAGCCGCATATTTAAATGATTCACCCAACATGGCAACATTTGTATTGGAATTGGCCGAAGCCGCTGCAAGAACGTCAGCAAAATGTGAAGCGTTAGAAACTTCTTTCGTAAAACCATCTTTAATAATTTTGGTTGTGCCATCTGCTGATAAGCCGAACGCTGTCATCGCATCTGTTACAATGTCAGAAACGCCTGCCAAATCTTCTCCCGATGCAGCGGCCAGATCCATTACGCCTTCGATTCCATTTAACATATCCTCCGTTTTCCAGCCGGCCATTGCCATATACTCCATCGCAGAAGCTGTCTCGCTTGCGGTGTACTGCGTGGATTTTCCAAGCTGTTTTGCCTTTTCAGACAGTCTATCAAAGTCGGATCCTGTAGCTCCGGAAATAGCTGCTACAGACGACATAGCATTCTCAAAATTCGCGCCAGCGCTTATTGCTCCTGTAGTCAGACTTTTTAATCCACTTCCGACTGCCGATACTGCCTTGGATCCGATCGCCGCCATAGCGCCGAATCCAATTCCACTTGTAAGCGTATTTTTCAGATTTTCAGCATAACTGCTGCATGATTTCATCATTGAGGAGAAGTTCTTATCTTCCGCGCACAAAACCGCCTTTACGCTATAAGATTCTGCCATCTGTTCACTCCCCTCTCTTTAGCAATTTGGATATTCCAGCGAATCGTGGATCACTCTTTTTATGCTTCTTTTCCTTCACATTTCTTAATTCTTTTTCATAGTCAAAGAAATTCCGGAACCTTTTATATACTGGCACTGTTTTCTTGCCGGATTTTTTTTGCGCTTGGGCCGCAAAATTCAGAAAGGCCTGCCGATGTGCCCTGTATTCGTCGTCTACTATTCGATATCTCAGCGCTTCCATCATAATTTCGTACTGTGCAATCGTCAGACGATCAACCTGCTCAAACGATGTGAATCCCAGATACCGGAAGCAACTGATTGCAACTTCCCGGTATTGTTCTTCAAAACTCACCTCTTCATGGGATATGTCACCTACTTCTTCGCTTTTTCTTCCTCGATCGTCTTCTCGAGATTCTGGACGCATTTCTTCGTAGCATTTGCATTCTTTAAGAAACCCATCGTATCTTCGAAGAGCTGATTGATATCGGTATCCGGATCATCAATATATTCATCCAGAATTTCTGTAGTTGCTCTCGGATTCTGCCCTTTATTAGCTACGAGTAACAGATCCTCAAGATCCCTGCCACAGCGTATCTCAGGCCAATATTCTTCTTGGCATCTTTTACTCCGTCTACCGGCATGCTTACTTTCTTGTTCATTTCTCTCATGAATCCCATGCCAAAATTAAACTGATACACCTGTCCGTTGATTGTAAGTTCCATATCGTTTTTCTCCTTTACTATTCAAAAAGAGGACGATTTCTCGCCCTCAACACTTTTACGCTCCTGTTTTTGTCGTATCTGTAAATACGTAAGCTGCTATTTCCTGCTGCGCGGTCGTTACGGTTACATCACCTTTCTGACCGGTTCCATTGACACCAAAGGTAAGAGACACCTCCACCATATCTTCGGCGTTTGAAGTCTTTTCTACCTCCGTCACATAGCCCTGGAAGTATTTTCCTTTAAATTTATTGCTTCCGCCGGATGCTGGATCATCCAGATTTGCTTCCCAGATCTCGACCAGTTCATCATTGATCATGGCATCTTCAAGAGAGTCGATCAGTGTGTCGCCCTTGGCAAGAATACTGGTTGCCGTAATCTCAACCTCGGCTGCTCCCGGGGTACGGATCGTGCCATCCTTTGTCTCTGTGGTATCGGCATCCTTGCTTGTCGTTCTGCCGTTCTCTGTCGTAAACGCTAATGCTGTAGCTGCATTTTTAGCCGCATCTTTTTTAAGGCGGTACAGATAAACGATCTTTTTACCACGTACCGCATCTGTGAATAACTGTAAATCAATTGTTTTTCCCATGCTGTTCTCCTAACTAAATAAAAAAGTCACTTCCACGATACCGTGAAGAAGTGGCTGGTTGGTGGTTGTGTCCGGCAATATTCTCTGATTTAAGTCCTGCACGGACCAGGAAAAGTTGCCGGTATGTTCCAGATGTCTGCAAACCTGCTTGATCTGCAGAAGCATCTGCGAAACTGTGCCGCGCTGCCGCGGATTGTCGTGCCAAACGTGGATTGTCTGACTTACAGTGCCGAATACAGCCGTTTTGTTGGCCCGATCATTCAAGTCACTGTCCGCCAGATAGATAAACGGGTATGGCGTACCTTCCGGCGGTAAAAACGTGTCATACACACCGTCTGGATACTGTTTTTTTAATTCCAGAAGCAAGGCACTGAATAATTCCTGCTGTGGGTCCATGATGTCACCTCGTAAGCTTTTTCAAATCGGATTTGAACTTCTCTTTCTGCGCTGTGTAGGAAGGACGCATATATGGCTGTGCACTCATGTACCGAGTTCCATACTCCACGTATGCCGCATATTCTGCTGTTGGCTCCACTTCAGCCGTAAGACCGCCATCTCGGATCTCAAGACCAATACTCCGTTTCAGTGTACCGGTATCCACTGGCGCTTTTCTCTGTGACGCCTCCTGCAAAGCTTTTCCGTTTTCCTTTACCACCCGCTTAATATCACTCATCTGCACGTTTTTCTTCAATTTGACCTGCAGTTTCTCCATTCCTTCCAGCTTGATTTTCGGCATCAGACCACCTCCGACAGAATAAAAGTCTGTTTCACGCGAAGTTTCCGCGTATAGTCCACTCTATAGGTTGTGTTCCCGATCCGGATCCGGTCAAACGGCTTCTGGTAATGATTTTGAAGCTGTACGGTCACGCTGCCCTGACGGATTCCTCCGTATACGATCTGCATGATCTCTGCCCTCGTATCCATCACAGAAGCCATTTTCTGCACCTCTGTGACCTGGCCTGCAGCATAGTTTCCGGTTTTCGAATCATATTCGCCCGGCAGGACCCGTTGGAAGAAAACTGGTGTATCATATCTCACAGAAACTTTACCTTTCCCTTTCTTGCCTCCCGCTGGCTGTCCAGATAGGACTGAATATCATCCATGTACCCGGCAAAATCATTTT